AGATGACAAAAGCATCTTCGATGAGAGGGGACGGATCCCCTACTCGACAACAGCCCAAGTCCCGCATTAGCAGCGAGCGTCAAGCTGTCGACATTCCTTCTGGGAGAAATTGTTCTCTCCTGGACCGCGTGTCGGAGTTAGTCAGTACTCTTAGGTCAAAACTGACAACCGACATCGTCGCTCGATCTCGAGCCGACGAAGAAGGCCTGCTGCTCATCGCAAAGTCGATAGGCTATGCGATATACGGCAGGTCTGGCTTTTGTCGTAAGACGTACAAGAGCCGGTCGCGGATGGATAGGTCGTTTGGTGACACGATCTCTCGTATCTTTGCCTGTGGTTCCGTGGACCTAGCACAAGACTATGTCAAGTACTGGGGAAACCGGTACCTCGCGCGGTGCCTGGGTGACCAGGTGCCGTTTCAGGTGAAGGCAGAGTTCGAGAGTCGTCCTCTTTTTAGCGGACCCCTCAAGGTCCGGCTGCGTAATGCGCTCCATCGTCGGGACGCAAGCCTTTTCTACTCGTTGGCGCAAGCCAAGAGAGGGTGGGGCCCGTTGTCCGACGAGCGCAGAGATGAGGCGCTTCGTGATCACGCCAAGAGTTTGGGTGGGCCTAGTCCCGAGTTGGGGCTGGAAGAGCGGAAGTATCTCGACAAGGCGATACGGTTGGTCTTGGGCCGGCGAAGGTTTTCCTCCGCCAGCTTTCAGCCAAGTTCCCATGGCTATGTTGGAGCTCCGGCGATGGAAGGTGGTGCTGCTGGTTATCTGCAGCGGCAAGGGTTTCGGCCCGACTTGCCTGTTCCAGGTGAGTCTCGCCAAGCCTACCTCGTCCGTCTCAACGTTGCTCTCGAGGACTATTACCGTCGTCTCCGGTCGGAACTGCGCAGGCGCTATGGCCCGGCAGTTTCTCCGGCGGAGGGGTCTGGCGGCCCGGATCTTCTGACTGCTGTCAGGAGGACTGAGGTTGTGGCTTTGCCTGAACCGGCGAAGTTCCGTCTGATCTCCAAAGGGGATCCTCTCGAATACTCGCTTCTTCAGCCTCTGCAAGGGTTCCTCCTGAGCATATGGCACGATTGTCCGTTCTCCACTATGAAGGGAGAGGATGTTGGTCCTCGACTGGAAGGGATGGAGCCGCGCGACTTCTGGAACAACGGCGACTACTCTAAAGCAACCGACTATCTCAGCTCGGAGGCGAGCTGGTATGTTCTTCAGCGGATCTGTACTTGGGCTAAGGTTCCAACCTGGCTCTGGGATCTCGCGGTCGGTTCGCTGCTTTCGAATGAATTGATTTACCCTCCTGTAAAAGGAGAGCCGATCGCTCCGATTCGGCAGACTAATGGTCAGCTTATGGGCCATCCTCTGTCGTTTCCTCTTTTGTGCATCATCAATCTCGCGACTTTCCTCTATGCGACTGCCTTTCGGCCGTCACTGTCGAAGGATTGCCTGATCAATGGTGATGACATCTGTTTCCCTTGTACTGAGGTGGAGTTCAAGCGGTGGAAGGGGTTTGCGCGTGGTCTTGGTCTTGTGATCTCACCTGGGAAGAGCTATCTCTCTAAAGAGTATGCTCTGATCAATTCCCAGTTGTTTGATTTGAGGAAGAGACGGCGTGTAGGCTACCTGAATCTGAAGCTAGTCCTAGGAACTTCGCTGAAGGGAGGCGGGATCACCTCTGCACGTCAGATCGACATCAGTCGATCCCTGAATGACATGCTCGAATTTGCGACTGCTTATCGGTGGTGGCCGGTCTCTGACTGGTTGCGACCGTATGCGCCGGTGCTGGTACCTGGCATCAATTGGTTTATTCCTGCTCATCGTGGGGGTCTCGGTCTTGACCGAAGCCTCAGCTTTAAGCCGGTTATTCCTACTCGATGGCAAAGGAAGTTGGCGGGTGCGACCTACGTCGATCCTACCCTCTCCCTGTCCTCTGGGATCAAGTCCAGCATTTTTCGATTGGTGGTTGGAGTGATAGGCACTCCCCGGGCCTGGTCGTCCCGGCGGGAATGGGCTCATCTGGCTAGTCGCGCTGCCAAACGTCAGGCGGTGTATGAGGCCTGGTTTCGACGATTGTCGTCTGATTTCACTGCCCTTACGGGAGTGGAAACGACGCTCGTGCGTCCAGGTCAACTCATCGTCCGGTGGCGGCGCGCCGCGCTCTACGCAGACCCTTGCTCCGAGGAAAAGTGTTTTGAACCACCTCAGGACATGTGGTACCCACTCATCCCTGCGATCGTGCAGAGGGGTTTGGGGTTGCGCGTCTTGTAACCTGATCTTCTGACCCTGCGCTGGGGGGTCGTTAAATATTGACCAGAATGGGGTTTGGTCCGTCGAATGTTCCAAAACGTTGGGCATGGCCCGTAAATACTTACGTACCTAAGGTCTGGGCTTCGGTCTGGATCGGAACGGCGAACGACTGCACGGACAGCTCTGCTTGGGGAGGGCACTAGTTGCTACCCTCGCGAGTGCGGACCAGATGAACAGTCTCCGGATTCATCACCCGGGTATCCCATACTGTGATGAAAGGTAACAAGAGTCAGATCGGAAAGAAAGCGATGACGAAGTCGTCTCCGGCGAAGCAGCAGCCGGCCAAACAACAAGCTGCCCCGGTGAAGTCGCAAATCGCGACGTCCATGGCACCGGCGGCCTTCGGGTTCAAGCCTGGGGTCCGTCCGACGACGTTCAGTCGCTCCATGCCGCCTACGCGGAGGGGAGCTTCGGTTCGGTTGACCGGATGTGACTACATTGGGCCTGTTTCGGCCGCCACGACCGCATCGGACTACGAGATCTATGTCAATGCGAACAATGCAACTACCTTTCCTCGGCTTTCGGCTGAGGCGGCGGTTTGGGGCAAGTACGTGTTCAACAAGGTTAAGTTCTACGTTGTGGGCGCGGCAGGAAGTCAGACGCCAGGGGCGATGACATCTTGTCCGGTGTATGAGGCGTCGGTCGCAGCCTTGACAGCGGCGCAGGTTCGGAATAGAGAAGACCAGGTGACCTCCAAGTTCTGGGAGGACCACTCAATGGAATTCGACTGTTCGAAGGCGTCACGACCTTGGTATGTGACTGATGGAGCTGATCTCCTGGGCGTTACTGGGCAGGATTACATTCAAGGGATGTACCACCTCTTTACTGACGCTGTCGCATCGAACCCTCCCACTGTTGATCTGTGGGTCTGTTATGACTGCGAATTCTGTGAGGCGATGGCCTCCGGAGATCCAGACCTTCAAAGGTTCTGGCAGCGATACAGGAACGTGGGTCTTCCTAGGGAGGTCTTGCTTAAGTGGGCGTCGGAGGCGGAGATCTACCGGCGACGGATGCTGGAGTCAGCGAGGCAGCGCAAGAAGCAGGAGGGAGACTTCCTGGTGGAAGCGTTTGCGGGCGCTGATCTGATCACTGCTCGATTGGGTGGTCAGTGTGCCAATGTCGGTGGCACGGAGGGTACGGTACTGGGTGCTACCCTCCCCGTTCTGGATCGTCAGGACGTGTTTTCATCGGTGCGAGTCGTTAACCAAGACAATGCTAGCAGAGGGCCAGCTGAGGCTCTCTCCGAACTTCCCCTGAGACGGGATAGCGCGGAAGACGACAAACGCCGAGACCTACAATGCGGGATTGACAGGATCCGACCCCACGAGTACCTAGGGCCAGCGCACTGCTTGCGGTGTGCGAATCCAGGGTTGTGCCG